CTAGGTCCCTACATCAAAGTTGTGGAAGAAGCTGTTTTTAAATCCAATTATTTTATAAAGAAAATTCCTGTCGAAGATCGCGCCAAATATATTGTTGATAGGTCTGGTTTACAAAATGGTGCGACTTTGGATGACAAAGGCTTCTTGCTCCGCATTTTGTCGACTGATTACACTTCTTTTGAAGCCTCTTTCTTGCCCGAATTGATGGATGCTGTTGAGATGGTTCTTTACGAATATATGTTACAAAATGTTCGTGATGGACCCGAGATAGTTCGTGTTATGCGTAAAGTCCTCATGGGCAAGAATAAAATTAATTTTGCTGGTAAGCTTTTAGTACAAATGATTGCCCATAGAATGTCTGGTGAAATGAATACCTCTTTGGGCAATGGCTTCTCTAATTTAATGGTTTATTTGTTTAATTGTGAAGAGTTAAAATGTCGGCAAACTGATTGTGTTGTTGAAGGCGATGATTTATTGGGCCTTTATGTTGGCCCGAAATTTGATGTTAGAATGTATGAGAGGTTTGGATTTATTATTAAGATGGATTATTTGAGTAGCACTAATAAAGCTAGTTTTTGTGGACAAATATTTGATTATGATTCTTTGACTGTTATCGCCGACCCATTGAAGATTCTTTTGAATTTTGGGTGGGCTGATCAACAATATGTTAATGCCTCGGCCCAGACACGTTTGAAGTTGTTGCGTGCTAAGGCTATGTCCTTTCTGGCTTTATATCCGGGTTGTCCTATTATACAAAGTTTAGCGCTCGCCCACATTAGGTTGACGATGAATATTGTCCCTGATTTTAGGGTTTTAGACCCTTGGTTAAGACAACACATTTCTTTGAAATTGGAAAATATTACAGAAGAGAGGGCTCGTGTTGTCCAACCGTCGGCTAGAGTGCTTATGCAGGATGTTTTTCATGTTTCTTGGGATAGTCAAGTTCAATTAGAAGCTTATTTTGATTCTTTAACAGAGGTGCAACCTTTACAGCACCCAGCCATTTATGAAATGTGCTCTTCTGTTCATTTTGATTATGATCGTGACTATGTGCGGTTGCGCGGCGAGCCCAAGCCCTTCGCTCGTGCCGCGTGGTGCTGACTGAGTCTCAGACTCGAATATGCCAAAACCCAAGAAAACTAAATTGAAGAAAAAGGTGGTGCGGAAGCGCGCACCGCCTATGGAAAAGAAAACCAAAAGACGTGCCTTTAATGTTGTTCGTTTAGGCCGTAGAGTTGGTGGACTTTTTGGTAGCCAGGGTGCTCGTGTTGGTGAAGAAGCGGGTCGGTTGTTTAGGCAACTTACTGGCTTTGGTGATTATAAAATAAATAAAAATTCGCTAACTACTGGAGATTCTTTACCGACTTTTCGTAGCCCTAAAAATGGAACTCGAGTTATCCATCGAGAATATCTCATGGATGTTATTACTTCTGCTACAGCTGGTGCTTTTTCTATTGAGCAAATTCCTATTCAACCAGCTCTCTTAGGTTCTTTTCCCTGGTTATCTGCTTCGGCAGAACAGTATCAGGAGTATCGTTTGAATGGTTGCGTTTATGAGTTTAAGTCTAATTCCTATAATGCTCTCGCTTCCACTAACACTGCTTCAGGTACTGTCATTATGTCAACCAATTACAATGCCCTCGATCCCGCCTTTATTTCCAAATTTCAGATGGAACAATCACAATATACTTGTTCAGGCAAACCTTCTGTTGATTTGCTCCATCCTATTGAGTGCGCTAAAGTTGAGACACCTACTAATGTTCTTTATACTCGGTCTGTTCAAACTTTTAATGGCGATCTTCGCCTTTACGACTGGGGTAACTTTTATATAGCTACTGTAGGGACTCAAGGCGCGTCAACTAATATTGGTGAATTATGGGTTACATATGATCTTACTTTACTTAAGCCCAAATTGGGATCGGCTGTTGATGTGGCGGATCATTATATTTTACCGCCCGCTATAGCCAATCCTAGTAGCCAATATTTTGGAAATGCTGCCCACCCACCCACCTTGACACCACAATCAGATATGGGTACAACTTTAACAAGTACTGCCTCTGGTTTTGATACTATAAATTGGCCACCTGGCTATACTGGCACTGCTTTAGTGCTTTTAACTTATTATGGTAATTCTATTGCTGTTGCCTCTTTAGCAGCTTATAATGTTTGGACTTTGCATGGTGGCGTCACCGCTTATCCTATTTGGTCAGCGGCTGGCATGTATGATACCCAAGGTTCTGGTGCCGGTGGTGCTGTTCTTGTATATAACGGCAATGGGTTTATGACTCTTGCTGCTTCTTTTCAAATTGTTAATGGTGGTTCGGCACAAATTACTGGTGGTACAGGAGGGGGTGCTATTGTTGGTGCTGACTTACATATTATGGCTATGCCTACTGGTTTTCTTTAGTGGCTTTCTGGCTTTTGCCTTATACCACAATTCAGGGGGGCAGGCCCTTGTTTTGCGTTGTTTTGTTGATTAGGAGTGGTGCCTTCTTTTGTGGTTTTTCAGAGCTCAAGTTTACCTTTGTAGCTGTTACTGTTTACCACTTTTGTCGGTGTTCCCCCTTTTCTTCTTGTTTCCTGTGTTCCGTTTGCTGTTGCTCAAGAACTCGGCCCTTTTCGGCTTTGAAGTTGTGACTTGCCCAACTTTTTGCGGTTCTAGCCTTGTTAGCTT